GAGGCTCTTAAACAAGTAAAAGGTCTTGGGCCAGTGCTTAGGTCTAGAATAGTTGAAGCAATTACAAGTGAAGACGCAATGGTTGTTGAAAGAAAAGTAAAGAGGTAAAAATCTTATGTCTAGACAGATAATTACACATAATACTATATACTGACCCTTAGAGGGGTCAAATTATGAGAGATTATGCGGATTATGAAGCGGTAAAGAAATACCCTATATTCAAGGGTTACATAGAACATTTTAGAGAGACATCAATGGATAACGACATTCCGGGGATGCTTTCTTTCTTCTTTTTGAATGGTCAAGCAGCAGTTCCTTATGTTAGGATTCCGTGGGGACCAAGCCATTTAGACCCTAGAGTTCACGTTTTTTGGGTACAACCTTCTCGTACTGGTAAATCGGTTTCTTGGGAGTTTATTGGAGACGTAGCAAAAGACTCTGAAATTCCTACAGATAATTACACTACTGGAACTGATGCTGCCCTAATTGGTGGTTGGGAAGAATATGTAGACGAAGATGGTAATAGACAAAAAGATATGAAAGAGGGTTTGTTAAATGGAAGGAAGGGCCTTAATTTCGATGAAGGTAGTATTATTCTTAGCCCTAACAAACACAGTCAAGAAACTGTTCTTTATCTTCAATCCGCTTGTAATCCTGTAGGTACTCATGGAAATAAAATGGTTAAACATACAAAGGCCGGAAGAATAGAAGCGGAGTCTTTAGTTTCTATGTGGATTACAACCTTCCCACCAAAAGGGGTAAAAGATTATGTTCTTACAAAAGGAATTTTCCAGAGAGTTTTACTTTACTGGGGTGAGTGGGACACAGCAAAAAGACAAGATGTTAGTATTAAAAGAATGAGTAGCGCTTTCAAAAAACTACCAAAGATGGCTGTTGATTACAAAGAAATTACAGATTATTTTAATAATTTACAAAAGAGTCTTAGAGATAGAGCCTTAAATCTATCAGAGACTACGTTCATAGAATGGGATGGTATGGATAGAGAAGAACAAGAAGAAATACTACAAAGTGTGATGCATGAAATGTTTACAGCAGACGAAACTTTCTATGCTGCTTGTTACGACGCTATTGATGATTATTATGATTTATTAAATGGTTTAGCGCCCGGTATAGGTGAAGTTGTAGCATCCTTTATGCCAGCAGTTGAAAATTATACCGTTATTTTTGCTACGCATATGGCTATGATTGAAGGAGTTTGGACTGTTACTGGAGAACACGTAGACATGGCTAAAGACATTCTATACGACCTTACAAGAAATCTAATTCTTTGGTTAGAGGATGAAGTCGAAGTTGGATTTAAGAAAACAGAAGTTGCAGAATACAGGAATAAGTTTACGCTATCTTTCCAAAATACTGACAAATACGACTTTGAAGATAGTCGTGGAAACGGTTGGGCTAGGAAAGAGGCAATGCTCAAAGTCTATGAAGAGAGGGCGAATGTCACTAGAGGAACTGCTTGGAACCACTTTACAAAATATGCTAAAGATATGTTTGACACAACGAAATCTGGAAAATTAGTATTCCTTAGATTAAAAAAGGACAAAAACGAATAACTTTTGTACAAAGATAGGTTGGTGGACACATGACAGATATTCTATCTTTAGATATTGAAACGGCAAATTACTCTTATGATATTGGAGGATGGAATAATAGAACCCTCTTTGAGCCTAGTGTAATCGCTACTTGGGATGGCTCTAATGCTACAGTATTTACTAAGAAGGAAGTTGCGATTAAAGGTGCTACAATCTTACCTTTACATGCTAAAGATATAGGTAATCATCTCACAGCCCATATAGAGAAAGGTGGAAAAATATTAGGTCACAATATACTTAATTTTGACTTACCTGTAATTAAAGAATCACTAGATTGTTTTGCAGCAGGAGATATAATGTATAAAAACCAAGACAGTATTATTGATACTAAAAAGATAATTCAAAAATCCTCCTTAAAACATGGTAGAATTACAACCACATTAGATATGCTAGTAAAAAATACCATTGATAATTTTAAGTCTATGTCTAGCATAGAAGCACCTAAAGCGTGGGGTAAAGGGCGTTATACAGAAGTGGCTGATTATTGTCTAAAAGATGCTAAATTAACATATGATTTATACAAACATATGCAAGAACATAACATAGTCAAATCTCGTTCTCTGGAAACAGGGGAAGTGATTGAAATAGAAATAGAATGGTGAAATAAATGAAAATTGATGAAGAAATAAAATTAAAAGTTGCAATAGATTCCTTACTTGATGCTATATCTAGAGGGGGAGCGTTATCAGATATACAAAGATTAGCGGCAAAACTTGCTGTTGATGTAGGGTGGCCTTTTACTCCAGAAAATAAAGATGAGGAGGAATGAAAATGGAAAAACAAGAGACAAGAAAAGCAAATGCACAGGCGTTGAATATAAACGCTGCAAAAGCCATAGTAGAGACTTGTAAAAGCACTCTCGGTCCTATGGGTATGGATAAAATGATGGTGGATGGTGCAGGAAACGTAATTGTCACAAACGACGGCGCTACAATTTTACGAGAATTAGATGTCGCTCATCCGGGCGCTAAAATGATGGTAGAAATATCTAAGACTCAAGAATCTTTGTGCTATGATGGTACAACTACCACAGTGGTACTTGCTGGACAATTACTTTCTAACAGTGAAAGTTTATACAAAAAAGGATTACACCCAAATGTAATTTGTAGGGGTTATCACGAAGCAGCAAGAATGGCTTCAAAATATCTTGAGAGTGATGTCGCTTTTGAAGGTAATGAAGACGTTCTAAAAAATATAGCAAAAACCGCAATAACAGGAAAAACTCTGGAAACAGCGACTGATATTGTTAGTCAGTTGTGTGTAGATTCTGTAGTTAAGGCGGGTGAATCAGATAAAGTTAGAGTTGTTAGTTTACCCGGAGGTAGTATTGAAGATTCATATCTTTTTAACGGTGTAGTGTTAAGCAAAAATCTAGTTTTAGATGTTGATTTCAAAAAGAATACCAAAGTGGTTTTAGTTAATACAGGTCTTGAAAATGAAAAGACTGAAGAAAATATATCTATTCAAATGGATGCCGAGTCTTATACACAATTTAAACAGGGAAATCAAGATAGTCTTTTAGATAAGGCAAAAAAGATTGTACATAGTATTGGTGATGAAGGTATTGTATTCGTTAGAGATGGAGTTCATGACAATATTTGTGCGTATCTAAAAAAGAACAATATAGGGGTGGTAAGAAGATTACCAGAAAGTATGATGAAAGCCTTGAGTAATGCTTTAAATTTAAATGTCGCACAAACAGTAAATGATTTGGAAGAAAACGCCTCAGCAAAAATAATTAGACAAAAACACAACGATGTTTACTATTTATTCATACAAGGTGATGAGGAATCAGACCAATCTACTTTAATTTTAAGGGGTGCTACTCAATCTACTCTTGATGAAGTAGAGCGAGGATTTGATGATGCTCTAGGTGTAGTAGGTATGGTAAAAGATACAAATCGTGTAGTTTATGGTGGAGGCTCTTCTTTCGTAGCAATGGCTTCTCATCTAAGGAATCACGCAGCATCTATTGGTGGAAGGGCGCAAATGGCTATCGAAGCCTATGCTGACGCTCTAGAGATTATACCAGCAACCATTGCTGAAAACGCAGGTCATGACCCACTTGATACAGTACTTTCTATGAGACACGCTGTACAGCAAGGTGATTTGGAATACGGCCCTGATGTAACAAATGGGGGTATTCATAGTATGGCAGAAGAAAATGTCATAGAACCTATGCAATTGATAAAACAAGCAATGCTTTCGGCAACAGAAGTAACGACATCTATATTAAGAATAGACGATATTGTCAGTCGAAGGCCAGTTGAGTGATATGGGTAGGTTGATGGATAAACTAAACGTCACATGTAGAGCATGTGGACACAAACACATACCTAGAAGATTATCTGCAAGATACCATGATACTAGAGGAAAAAGAATTCATCTATGGGAATGCAAACAATGCAAACATATTTGGGTAGATACAGCATTTAAAGCGAAGGGTTTATTCAAAAGATAGTGTTCCGATTACATGAGGGTTTACTATATCAAACACCATAAAAAATAACCTCTTCAATTGTGTATTTTCCAAATAGTATGGCGTTTTCTTTTCTCAATAGTTTCATTCGCGCCAATGGTGTACCCTCAATAAATACATATAACTGATGCAGGTAATAAAAAAAACAATATAGTAACACTTTACTTTTTACACTATGTTAGAAATGGTGATGCTAGAAAGCATTACCTCACAGCCCATTGAAATAAAAACTGCCATTGTTCAAGTTAAGATTTTCTTTGCAATTGTTACTACGCAATTTATACATTTATTCTACACTCTAAAAACTGAGGTGAGAATATAAACAGAATGGATAAATGGTTTTGGTCTGTTTCTAATGACTTTTGGTTTTGGGTAGCGAAAAAAGGGGGGTTAAAATGAAAGATAGAAAACACCACAATGGTGCTTGTAAAATGTGGCAAGCGTTTATGGCAGAATCATTTAAAGATTGGGATTAACAATCTTCGCCTTCTGTAAAACCATCTTTTGTCTTTAAGTCAATGTAACATTGTTTAATTATGTTGTATTGAGTTTTATCAGCAGATTCACTCATCAAAAATTTACCATTAAAACCGCCAATAGGAGATGCACCATTAGCATAAGCATCATCCGATGCGTATATTTTACCACTATATTGAACAGGGAATGTTTTATTTCCTTCTTCATCTACTTCTTTATTACATCTAGTATCAACTATTACACAATGAGCGTAGTCGCAAGTTATTCCATAGTTTGTTTCGTATTCAATTTTTAGTGCCATTTTAATCCATCCATGTTGGTTTAGTTGGTATATTAGCATATGCTAATTCCGGTGTTGTGTAGTCCTGTGGTAGTGTTAATAAATTTTGTCTATACTGCTCTAATTCAGTTTTTTGTGTTTCTGTTAGATTACTATATGGAATTGCCAATTGGTAAATATCCATTTCCTTTAGTAGTCCTTGTCTTATTCCTCTTAATTCATCCCATTCCATTTAATCACCTCAGAAGTTATAACTCACCCATAATAATGCCTGTGCGTTATTTAAGTCTGTTGAGCCACTTTGTCTTCTAACTTGTAGTATATCACCAGCACTAAAAGCAAAACTCAGTCCAGTTTTAACTAGGGTGTAGTTAGTTCCAGCCGGATTATTCAAATCGGCTTCTGTAAATGTAAACTCTTCAATATCAGTACCAGTTGAACCACCGTTCTTTCTTACTCTTATTGTATTAGTATTTCCACTAGTGCTTATAGTTGAACCAGTAAATAAGAATGATGCTGCGAGAACTTTACCTGCAAATGGCATTGGATAAGAATTAGGATTAGCAGTAGAACTTTGAACTGTTGGAACTCTAAAGTCAACAGCAGTTGTATCTAATCCTGACCTTTCATAGAATAGTGGTGTTAATGCACCTAATACAATTCCATCACTATTACCTTCAATCCAAGTAACGCCACCATCACCGGAACTTATTGATAATTGGTCTGAACCTGTTGCTGAATCAGCATCAATAGCACCG